CCAAAAGAAGCTGGTACGTTTAGTAGACCATCGAGCGGCTATCAAGATCCGGCAAGCCAGATTAATGTTACTCCAGAAGAAATCGAATTCTGATGAATGAACAAATATTTTTTACAATTCCGCAAGCGGCTAAGTTTTTATTTCCAGACAGGCCAGGAAGAAGCGGCGAAAACGGTCTTAGGCGGCTTGTCAAAACTAAAGAAATCCCATGCACCTGGATGGGATCAACAGCCCTCATATCAAGAGCAACATTGCTCTCGTATGGAGTTAATAGTCTATCCACGCCCAAGACAGCTCTGCGTATGGTTGGAGAGCCAAGGGTTCTTTACGAGGCCAATGACGAAACAGGAGCTGATTGACCTGGCGTATGACTGTTTAAAAACTGCGAGGCAACTTGAAGATACGACTGAGTGAAGAAGAGCTATCGCAAATTTACCAAGCGGCGAATATGCGAACCTATGTCGGCTGGATTATTGAACAGACAGGCGGCAAAGATAAGGCCGCCAAATCTGGCATGACTCCTTTGGAGCGAAACACATTAGCACTTAAAAGCGAAATGGCTGTGGCCAAATGTTTTAACTTAAATTTCAATGTATGTGCAGCAGGGCCAGACAACGGTGTGGACTTGTATTTTGGTGGGATTAGTATTGATGTAAAGGCAAGCAAATCCGGTGATGCAAATTTACTTTTTAAGTACAAGGATTGGTTTAGGTCTGATTACGCTATTCTTGTTTTAACAACATACGAGCCAAACGTTGTTCAAATTGTCGGTGGAATAACCAAAGAACTGTTTATGCAAAAAGCAGGGCAAAAAGAATTTAAAAAAGGCAGAGGCCCAGTTTGGTTTGTACCGCAAGAAATGCTTACTCCACCTGACCAAATTTGGCTTAACTTCACAACCAAAATTCACGCATAAAGTGTGCTATTGTTTGCGGCCTCTCTGCGCCGTTTATGTGTTTTAGGATCTTCAATAAGATGTTTATAAACACGCTGTGTTACTTCAATGCTGCTATGACCTAGTAAGTCTGCAACATCTTGCACACTTTGCCTTAATAATTGGTCACTAGCATAAAAATGTCTAAGCTCATGCCAATGCACTAGCTCGATGTCCAAGCGGCTACATACTTCACGCACTTTTTCACGAAACCTAGATGACGCTACAATGTGACCAGAACGTGATGACCAAACAAGGGTGTCTTGGGATGGACGGCCACAATAGATATACCATTCTTTGAGCTTGGCTATAAGCGGATCTGAAAGCTCAACTTTTCTGGTTTTATATTGGCCAGTAAGGCGGCCTGATTTAGTGTTAGCGGTATCGTAGAAGTCATCTTCCATAGAATGGGTAATTGAAACAATACCTTCTTCAAGGTCTAGGTCTGCCCAACGTAATGGCCGCTGCTCTCCTTGGCGTAATCCAGTAGTAGCCGCAAACTCTGCCATTAATCCCCAATCCAACAACGAGTGATTTGAGTTAGATTGTGGGTTTGGCATCGCCGCAATAATCTTACAAATTATATCTGGCTGGACTCTTCCAATTTTATCAGCACGTTTTTTATTTTTGTGTCCATGCTTTTTTAAGTTCTGCACTTCTGAAGCTGGATTACTTTTTATAATGCCTGCACCAGCCATAGCCCAATCGAACATCATTTTAACAACAAACCATTTATCACGCAAAGTTTTGTTTGAAACGCCAACAGACATTTGACTGACAACGTGTTGCTGCAACTGGTAGCCTGTAATCGAGTGAACTTTAAGACCGCCAATGCGCTGACCGTCAATCTGGCATTCACAGAATGTTTTTACGGCGGCTGTAATAAACTGCAATCGCTTGCCTGCAATCTCAGCACGGTGCGGCTTGTTGCGATCTACTTGCTCAGATAGAAAGTCAATGGCCTCGCCGTTATCATAAAGTTTTGGAGCGTCTGCCTTGCCAGCCAAATCATCAATGGTCCACCAAGAATTATCGGCAACAGGGTTCAAAGAATTAATTACTGCTTGTGCTTCTGCTTTGGTTTTAAAGAACTGCAATTTGCCGTGCGGTCTGCAATCAATAGCCCAGGCAGCTTTACCAGCTTTTTGTTTCGACTTCCAATGTTTTGGTTCTAATTTTTTAGCCATTTTTCCCATCCAATTATTATTGTGATAGGAATAATATGGGTGTGCCATCCACCAAATGCAAGCAAAAAATTGACGTAAAACGTCAAGTTACCATCCACCGGTTGCAACCCATTTGCAACCCAAACGCACATTTGCAAAAAATAATTGTTACTTTTCAATGGGTTAGTTGGCTCCGGTGGATGGGTTCGAAACTAAATTTAAACGGAACATCCTTTAACATCCCGTGTTTTTTAAGGGTTTTGTGTTACAATTGTCACACCATGCTAAGGGATGTTAAGGGATGTTCTGCAACCCATTTGCAACCCATTTGCAACCCAAGCTAATCAAGGCTACGCATTCGCTGCACCAAACGCTCTGCCCTATTCGTCACCTGACGATACCATCTGCTGTCAACCATTTCATCAGCGGCCTTGTTCCAATTTCTAGCATCAACACCAGCCTTCATACCACGAAAACCAGTAAGTCTACCTAGACCCATATTGAACATCATGTTTGCAATTATTTCTTGAGCTTCATCTGGAAGCTCATCAAAATCATCATACAACCTTTTACAATCTACTTGGACAGATTCTAATGCAGCTTCAAACGCCTCTGTACATCTTTCTTTAGATACAGGCGTACCAACATCTTGGCCATACTCTGGCATATCTTCAGTAACTAACACTCCAATAGAAAACGTAGGAAGCCCTAGATGATCTAAATATATTTCGTACTTGCAACCTTCATCAATCTCAAGTTGTTTGCGTAGTCTATCTATGTTCATTTCTTAAATCCTTTTAATCCACGAATACCAAAGCTTGCACCTATTGATGCGTACATTGCCCATTGAAACCATGCTGGGCATTTATCTAAAGCAATGAAGCCTTGCTCGATGTAGGGCTGTAGAAACGGCACAAAGTTTGCGCCTATGATTAATATAAATAAAACTGTCCAGGCTTCGTCCTTCCAGCTATCGCTAGAATTTTGAGCCATAATGCGTTCCCACTTAGCCGTGCTTGTGGCGGCAGAAACCATCACCTTCGCTTCTGCTTCTGCTTTAGCCTTGGCTATAGCTGACTTGCTCTTAGCGGCTTCCTGACGGCCTTCTAGCCATGTAGACGCTAATCCACCAGCTGCACCTAGTAGCTGTGCTATCATGCCTTACTCAGACTTCAATCTTTGAAGATCATATTTCATAATAAGTAATTCCTTTTCCAATTCACGCACTCGCTGAACAGTATCTTGCACAGCCGGTGGTGGAGCAAAGTTATCTATCCAACTGTCATTTTCTTCAACTTCAATCGCTATCAAATCCCTGTCATATTCTAGTTTGTCGAGCCGACTCGTAACTTGAAAATATAAAATTGTAGCAACAGACGTAGCTATAACAATCGAAATCAAAGAACTGATTGGAACAGATATATGCCGATCAGCTCCTAAAGTAAGTGGGTGATCTTCTTCTTTTACAGGTTGATTTGGCACTTACCTATTTACCATTCTTGCTTTTACTGTAAGCCGTAGCTCCCATAAACACGCTGACAACAGCGGCCTGTGAAACATAGAATGTATTAAGTATTCCGCTAAAGTTAATGATCTTAGAACCATCCAGTTGCGGTAAAAATAATAAGCCTGTAAAAAGCACCATCGAACCCATCGCTACCCAGGCCATTAGTCTTTGTTGATCCATTTGTGAATCAAGGTTGCGGTGCATCTCTCGATCATGTTCTAACTGCTCGATCTTCTGAGCCATTGCCAATTCACCGTCCGATACTGTTCCGTCTTGGTCAAGATCAAACTGTTCCCAGGCACTTCCTGGCTGTAGTTTCTTTGGTTCTTTTTTCTGTTTCATTTCAATAACATCCATGCTGGTGGTTCATGTATTACTTTAAGATAAGTGACGATAAAAACTCCAATCGTTATGAAGATTAATTGCCGATTGCCAAGGTCAAACATTTAGTTTCGTGCAAAAACATAAAGCAGTCCGATCAACGCTCCAGCCGCTACGACAACCACAGCGATAACCATACCAATTTCTATTATTTCTTGTTGTTTCGCAGCTCGTTCTTTTTGTATGCGCTTTGCTTCTTCCTTCGCTTCCTGTATGCGCTTGGCTCGTAAGGCAACAATCTCAGCCCAGGTTCCATTTCCAAAACGGTGGTCTATGAGCAAAGACATTTCATACCGTTGCTCAGCTGCAAGCTTCGCATCAATGACTTCATGTGCCGTTGTTTTAATACCAAACTGATCTGCAATACCACCAACGCCAGCTTTGCCGGAGCGTCGTTTCTGGATCTGATCTTCACCGTCAAGGATGTTATCAATCGCGGATACAAACTTGCCAATATCCTGGGCGGCTGTGATGTTACCTTTTATAAAATCCACACCACTTCTGACCAGGGCCATGCCTGCCAGTACTTCCCCCACAACCATTTTGAAAATCCTAGCCTTTGATTACCAAACTTAAAAGCAAAACTATTGTCGTGCCTGCTGAACCTATAAGCACCATTTCTAACCTCTTGACACGACTAATTATTTCTAGCCATCTCTCTTCACTGACAGCTTTGTGTGTGTCTAACGCAGCTTTA